CTTCAACAAGTTGTTCTTTGCCCTTGTCAAGGAAAGTTTGGCTCAAGTTTCAAACGCAGATTGGGTAGTAAAAACAACATATCTTGATGTGTTCCAAACCAGCGAGCGTGAATTAGAGAAGGTTGGTACTTACTACAACAAGAAAGATAAGTTAATTATCAAGTACATTGATGAAGTAAAGCCTTTTCACAGCAAGATCATTGAAGCAAACAAGCTGGACAACGCTCAACAAGACATTGATGTCAGTATCAATGAATCTGTTACACTGACTTGGACAATTCGCTCAATGATAACCGACGAAGAAGGTAATCCAATCACTACCGAAGACGGTCGTAAGTTGTCGCCAATTGCAGAAACAATTGTTCAGAATCTGATACAGCAATAAAGCGGGTTATTTTAAATAAACTAAATATCAATATGAACATAACATCTTTACCAGTTAAAATCACAACTCACATTGTGATTACGGATGCTGATACCGGGGAAATCTTGCGAGAAGGTGAAAACGCCATTCATCAGGAAAACATGAGCCAGGTGCTAGCTACCGCACTGGCTCGTGGCTCAAACAGCTTTATCAGTGAAATGCACTTTGGTAAAGGTGCAAGTGTTACTGCAATTGACGGTTCTATTTCTTATAGAACCCCCAACGTATTTGGATCAAACTCTGAGCTGTACAATCCCATGTACTTTGCAGTAGTTGATGCACAGGATCTAAACAATTCTGATTCTGCCAACAACAATTTGACAGTGACACATACCACAGGAACAACTTATAGCAGTACTGTAGTAACAGCAACGCTGGATTATGATGATCCTGTTGCCAGTGATAGTGTTTTCAACATTGTCAACAGCACTGAAGATAGCTTGAATGCAACCACAAGTGTAGATGGTGAAATGGTTTTTGATGAAATAGCCTTGAAAACAAAAGGCACAGCAGGTTTAAATTCTGGACTTTTGCTAACTCATTTTATTTTTCACCCAGTTGAAAAGAGTCACAATCAGCGAATTCAGATTGTGTACACTCTAAAAGTTCAAGCTGGTTAAACCAAATTTAAACTAAATATACAAAGGCAATAGCCAAAAGGATACGAAGAAAATGGCATACGAAGTAAACAAAGCAAACGGTGATGTGTTAGTTAACCTGATTGACGGGGAAATTGACAATACGTCAACCAGTTTAAACTTATTGGGCAAGAACTATCTTGGCTATGGCGAACTAATTGCAGAAAACTTTGTTCACTTGCTGGAAAACTTTGCAAGTAGCATCGAGCCAATTAGCCCAGTTACTGGTCAGCAATGGTTTGACACAGGTGAACGCAGACTAAAGCTAAACGCAGATAATTCAAACTGGAAAACTATTGCGTTCTTGGCTGCACAAAATTCTGTACCAACTGTTGGTACATCAATCCGCGGCGACTTTTGGTACGACACAGCAAACAACGCCATTAAGATTTACACAGCAGATACAACATTGCCAGGCACAAACGGCAACGGTTGGATGAACATTGGTGCTTTCCAAGGCAACCGTGAAACTGCAACAGGTATGACATTCTTGGACTTGTTAGACACAGCCAGCAACTTGCACAAAGTAGTTGCAATGTATGCCATGGGCGTATGTGTTATGATTATCAGTTCAGACGCAGACTTTACTATTGCGTCTAGCCATGCAGTGCCAGGATTTACTGAAATTGGTAAAGGTATTAACATGAACACAAGCGGACGCGACACAACAGGCTTTGATACCAACGCATTTAAGTTGCGTGGTATCTCTATGGAAGCTGAATTTGCTGACGTTGCTGAAATTTATGTAAGTGATGCCAGCTACGAGCCAGGTACCTTAGTTGCATTAGGTGGTGCCGCTGAAGTAACACAAACAACTGCCGCAGGCGATACAAACATTTTTGGTATTGTTTCTACTCGTCCAGCTTATTTGATGAACGCACGTCAAAAACGTGAAAAGAACGCATTACCAATCGCAGTTGCAGGCCGTATTCCAGTTAAAGTAACTGGCACAGTCAAGCGTGGTGATCGTTTAGTATCAAGCGATATTCCTGGTGTTGCACGAGTTGCTACACAACAAGATCCAGCTTGGAGCATTGTTGGCCGTAGCTTGGGCGAGTTTAGCGGAGAAGGCATCGGCAAAGTCGAAGCTACAGTTGGAGCTCGATAATGGCTATTCAGCGTAAAAAAATTACCGCTGAAGATCTAAACAAGTTAGCATCCGATGTTAATGAATTGTTTGGGGATACACATGCAGGTGAAGGTCCATCTACTGACCCGCAAACTCAGGATGACATTCGCTGGGGCTGGGGCGGAGAAAATGTTCAGTACGTACAGCCAAAGCAAAAGCTAACAGCGTCTTTTACAAACGAATTGGTTAATCGCATTAACCTAAGCACATATCGTACAAACAGTGACGATCAAGTACTTGTTATTGTAGAACAAGGTGACAAAGTAACAGCGGACTTTTTTAATGCCGCGGCAACATTGCTTGAATCTGCACGTAATGCAAGAAATAAAGTTGATCCAGCACTAACATCATTGACAACAATTCGAACAGTTGTGAGCAATGGCGCTACTTGGAGACATCAGTTAGAAAACGTAGTTGAATTTGACTTTGAAGGATACGAAAGTGCTCGTCACTTTTTCAACGCAGGCGGTGATATACGTTTGGCATTTTCAATAGCCGAAGGATATAACGCAGGCTACCACACTTGGCGTGGTATTTTTATGGATCAAGGCACTTTACGATTAAACGTTGAAACAATGTCCAGTTTAAACAACCGCGGTATCAGTCAAGACGTTGGATTCGCTGAACTTGTTCTTGGCGAGCAACTGCTATACACTAGCCCAAGTGGCGGCGGTGGCGAGTATGGTGGCTATGGTGGTTATGGCGGTTATGGCGGTTATGGCGGTTATGGCGGTTATGGTGGTTATGGTGGTTATGGCGGCTATGGTGGCTATGGTGGCTACGGAGGCTACGGAGGCTATGGCGGTTACGCATCAAGCCGTGTAAAGATCTATGGCAACATTGAAAACAACCGTTTGCGCCTACGTACTTTGCTGGATCACGCTGGTTTGGGCACCAAAGTAACAGGAACAATTACAATGGCAGTATCCGTTTCACAACCATCAACTGTGGTAGAAAACGGTGTGACATTAGATCTCCCAACTCCGTCAATTTCAATTCACACTCCTTGGCAAGAAATCTAATTGGTTAAACCAGGACATGTACGTTGGTAAATAACAACGTACATAATAATTCTGGAACCAAATGGATACACGCCTAAATGATGCATTGGCCTTTGCCAACTATAGACTAACGCTACAAGTTCAGCGCCAAAACATTGAAGCACGAGTAAATGCGGCTTTGATCGTGTCTTACCAAAATGCAATTTTCAAATCAACCCAAACACTGATTACATTTGTTGGGCTTAGAGCCATGCGATCAGACAAGCTGTTGGTTGAGGATAACAGTGGCAATGTTATCCACATTGAAAATCCAAACGAGTTCCTAACTGAGTTACTGACAGCTTATGATTCAGCAATGGATCTAAAGCAACAAGAATTACAAAAATTAAAGTCAGCACGTAGTACTGCTAAAATTGTAGGGCTGTAACATGAGCACCCGCGGCTTTATGATGTTCGCTTACAACAACGAACAGTTGGACTACACTCAGCTGGCTCTGGTCGCGGCTTATGCATGTAAAAAGTATATGCCTGATATCCCAGTAGTTCTGGTAACCAATCAAGCAAGTTTAGAGCAATGTAAAGAAACGCATGGCCAAGCAATTATGAATGCTGCCTGGGATGATATTATTCTAACCAATCCCGAATACGAACGTAATATGCGATTACATCACGATGGCGCATATCACAGTTTCAATGCACAATTTACAAACACCAACAAGCACGACATTTATAATCTAAGTCCATTTGATGAAACTATTCTAATTGATACTGACTACCTGTGTGGCAACAACAATTTGGAAAAGTTGTTTGGTGGCCAGTATGATGTTGCAATGTATCGTGACGCTCGCAACTTGCAAATGCAAGAGCCATATACAACAGAACGCTGGTTGCATTATGCAGGTATTCGCATGTGGTGGAGTACTGTAGTATATTGGCGAAAAAGCGAAGAAGCTGAACACTTCTTTAATGTGTGGACCGCAGTTAAAAAGAATTGGGAATACTATCGCTTCTTGTACAAGT